CACTACCACCAGTTTTAGGAATTAGGCGGTCAACTTGACCATTTGCATCAACAGAGACAACTGCAGATGCTCCAGATCCATAAGAAGGTGCAATATACTCAACAGAGCGAATATGAATATCATCTGCAGCACCCAGAGGGAATCTGAAGATTACTTGATTCTCAAAAACGGTATAATCGGTATATGCCTCTAATTGGCGATTATTCTTTTTAATAATCAGACCGATTGCCGAAGTTGGCGTATATGGTTGAGTATTTACTCTAAGGGGATATTCTTTCTTACCTTGATACTCTTGGTATGGGACAGCATCAGTTGTGACGATCGTTTGATCGGCATACCCAACCAGATATGTAATTTGAGTAAACTGAGAGTCGTCAGCACCAGATCTAGCACGAGGAGCAACTTGAAAGCGAATTTCATCGCCTTCAACAAAATAATCAACGCCAGGGACGAGCATATCGTTATATGTGATAACGACAAGGTGCTCTGCCGAAGTGGGACGGACAGGGGTGCCTAGGAAGTTGAGAGGAAAGGTATTTCTTGTCCCATCAAACAAATTGAAGGGATTTTCCAGTTGTTGTTTCTTTTTATCAAATTGATCAGGAGAAACACCTGGAGTAATGATGGCATCAGGACCACGAGTTACAGACTCGTAGTAAATGACCTCATTATCGATCATAATCGATCCATCGGTCTCTTTGAAACCATCAATCGATTCAATTCTGATAGTACTGTCGTACAGACCAATATCATTCAGCAGAAGCGTATCTCTTGACAATTCGTCAGACGTATAACTGTCAAGATCCAAATAAGTCAGAAGATTATTCAGAATGTCGTAAGGACGACCTGTCTTTTCTTGAGACTTGTAATATTGGAAGAGAAAGTCAACAAATTGTCTGTCTTCCTCCCTGATAAACTCTGGGAGTTGATTTTCAACTCTATCCGAAATGTTGATATTTTTAGTAGGCATCTATCTCAGAAACAGGAGGTATCTACTGGATATGTGAAAGTATCCATGGGATAATCAATGATATTTATCCCGCTTGGGTCACCGTAGTTAAACCCACTAAAGTTGTTGGGATCGAAGTTGGGGATTGAGATGTCGTTAGTCTTCCAATCGATTGGGAAGACATTAACATCGAATAATGTAGGATCAACGCCAGGGGGAATGTTAATAGATCCACCATAAGGCAATACTTGAATAGGAAGACGAGTAGTATCGTCAGGAGTGCCTTGAATCGCAATAGGACCAACGCAAACTTGTCCGCTACCGTAGTCAACGCTACCAACAGCATTATTTAACACAACCTCAACCTCGTCTCTCTTGGTAACGAGAATCAAGTTGCCTTTTCCATCATCTCTGATGTTAACAGGCACCAATACTTGGTTATCGCCAGTAATCGAGTTAGTAGCGACGACAGGACTGACTGCATTTGTGCCAGTGCCCGCTAAAGTCAAATTAACAAGATCTTCGCTGTATCCTGTTGCATAAAATGTGCCAGATTTGACCACAGAGAAGGAAGGAGCACAAGTACCGCTATCTCCCTCGTCTACACACTTACCATCTCTACAAATTTGACCTTCTGGGCAATCTGAGTCCGTGCTACAGGTATTTCCACCATCAGGTTTACCAGCATAGTTGCCAGGATCATAAAGTGGGTTTCCAAAGTCAAGACATTGTGTAAATACGCTTCCAAATTCAAATTGATCAAGATTTTGACCAATAGTCATCTGAGTAACGCTACCAGAAATAGCAGGATCGCTATTATCGAGCATTGAGTTATATTTGGACGTATCGATACGACCGCCAAAGCGATTGTTTTGACCATTCTTGTTAAATTGGTCAATATTACGCAAAACGTCACTTCCGAGTTGAGCACCACTCTTATTAGTCTCGTTTCCGTCGTAGTAAACGTAAGATTTGGGAATAACGTAGAAGATAGTAGGATCAATGATCACAACTTCGATAGATGCAACCTTATAACGGTTTAGATCGTTTTTAATTCTTGCTTTTGTCGTCTCATTCAGTTTATTTCCTGTTTTGGGACGAATGGCAACGTAAACTTTGCCATAAATTGGTGGATTCAACTTTTCACCACCATATGCAGTCACAGATGCTGCTTGAGGATAGATCTCTGAGACAATATGCTCATAATCACCTTCAGTCACCGCTCTGTTTTGGGTGGAGAAGGATCTTGGCGCTCTAAACTTAACTGATAGCGCACTTTCACGCTGCTCACCGTCTGCAGCAGACTCTCTAGTGACAATTTCAATATTTGCTGGCGCAATAGCGCGTCCATCACTGTCTCTAATAGTGCCGACGAAGGCAAAATCCTTACAACCGTTTGCTTCTTCACCAAAAGTGGTCACATACGACAATCTAATGTATTCACCATCGATCAATTTACGTCCAAGGACGCCATCACCAAAGACCAGGCGGTATCTAAGGTCATCAGTCTCCTCAAGGAAGTAAACACGCGACGTGCTGTTGAGAGTAGTCACGTTTTTTGCAAGATTGTAGGTATCAATCTCTTGCGACTGTGCGTTAGGAGAGATATCAACGTAAACCAACTCAGTGTCTACGTTTTCCGTGGGGATAACGTAGTCTTGCTTCTTCGTATAATCAACAGTGTAGTTGAATGTGAGCAAATTGCCCTGGTAAACCATCACAGGATCAAATACCGCAATACCAGTAGCTGAATCTACGGTAGTTTGCAGGTCACGAGTCACACAGAAGGTGTAAGTGTCATTAAAGTTGCGGGCAATAAACACATCTCCTGCTCTCAGAGTGCAGAATTCGGGATATGTTGTGCCATTCAAAGAAGTTTGTGTCTGGACACGGATAGTTACACACGCTCTAGGCGCTTTAATTGACCTAGGAGTGTAATTTAGCTGTTTTGCGATGCGGACAACGTTGTCCCTGACCGTAGCAGTCTCCAGGAATGCCTCATTCAGCGCCATGTTTGCGTTGAATGCGGTATAGTATGTATTATAAGCGAGGATATCGATTAGATATGACGCAGCACTACCCTCAAAATCGTAGTCAGTAAACTCTTTACGCGTTCTGAGGTAGGATTTAATGGACTCCTTAATCTCAAAGAAGTCTAAAGATGTTAGTTGTGAAGGAATGGCAGCCATTTCAGGTCTTCTCTAAGAGGAATGTTACTTCGTAGGTTTCTTGCTCTCCAGTAATCTTGTATTCGAGCTCAACTTGAATTTCGTTAAGGTCGCTGTTGTCTCTGATGCGAACATCTTCAACAGTGATTCTTGGCTCAAGGCGTTTCAGACAATCTCTGATCTCTGTCTTGATCGCATCTTTAGAGAATGGATCCCATGGCTCAAAAAGAAGACCCTTCACCCGACTTCCAATGTTGGGCTGAAAAGGTCTTTCACCAAAGATAGTTAGGATTAGATTTCTTACAGATTGAGTGATTGCTCTCTCATTCTTGACAGCACCAAAATCGTCAGTAGATGGATTTGCATTAAAGGAAATTGCTAAATCCTTGAATCCTCTACTGACGTACTGGTCTGATCTAAATCTGTAAGCAGGCATTTAACCCTCTTTTTTCTTTTGTCTCTCAGGTGGATGGACATTACGATTCACCTTATGCAGGTATTTATCACTGCGAGGGTCGGTTATTAGCACCATACCCGACTTGATAAAGTCTTCACTCTGATCAGGCACAGGACTGTTAGCCACGATACTTCCTCCACACGGTATTTTTATTTATAGTCATTCTTGAGATTCCTCCTCAGGTGTTTTCCAATGGTAATCATCTGTATCACCTAACCTACCCCACCTGATACCATTTTCGACTTGATAGTATTTGGTTGATACTTTGAAGTCTGGTGTCTTAGGCTCGTTAGGTGTAATGGATAAGTCATAGATTCTCATCCTATTATTAGGATACAATGCAAACTGACCATTCTCTAGGAGAATGCAGTTATGCGACTTGTGCTCCTCTGGTGTCTCACTGACGTTTGTATCGATCATGTCAACGTCAGCATGGAAATTGTCTAGTGTAAAAAGATACTCACCAGCAACATTTCCATAATTACGAGTGCGGCACTGAATATCCATAGTGCCAATAAATTGTTTTTCAATGCAACGGACGCCATAATCCATACAATTCCAAAATTGCAGATTGGGCAGATCCATGTCTGTGTCTGGAGTTTCAGGGCGACTCACAAATGCACTGATGGGCAATTTGTCAAACATTGCAGCATACTCAGGCAAGTATGTCTCAAAGTAAAAAGCACGTCCAGGAATCGACTTTGCCGATACCCAGACGCCCTCTACAAATTCGCCATGCCCATCAACATGGTCCCTAAGATACTCTTTACGGACCCACACTTTTTGTGATGGCAAGTTGACGACTAATTGACTCATTCTACTTCGTATGTTGGGGGATGGAAGTTACAATACTCGTTGAATGTAATCTTCATTTCTTTCAATGATAGACCACAGTGCTTTGCTGCTTTAGGAAGATTCCACTTAGCAGACCAAAGCATTTCCATTGCTTCTCTGGTTTCTGGTCTCATCGACCCTGCCCACGGTAACGCTTACCTTTGCTATTACGAGAAGTTGCCGAATATTTAGTATTCTTGCTGGATCCCTGTCGAGTCACTTTGGCGGGAGAAGGGACCCAACCGTCCTTAACGAGTCCAGTTTTTGCTTTAGCGGGCATTTGCCTCTATCAAACTACCTTAGGATGCTAACACAGTTGGGTGTCCAAATGCAACCACTGAAGAGCATGGATATGAGAATCCTGGGAAACC